GTCAGCGACGTCGGCGTGAGGCAACCCGTCGTCCCGGTACCCGCCGACGCTGATCGCCACAGCCGACCGGTCCAACTCGACGTCCACCGAGAACAGCATCTCCCCATAGATCTCCGAACCTGGGTCAACGCACGCCGCCAACGCCTCCATCGAGATCGGCACCGGCGACAAGCTCTTGACCCGGCGGCACAGGCACTCAGTGCGGAAGCCGTCTTGCTGTGCCCCGCCTGCCAGCTTCGCCCGGCGAGCCTTGCCCATCAGAGCCTCGGGATCGATGCGCCTGCCAAGGTTCGGGTTGGCGTGATAGTGAGCTATCGGGTCGGTGACCTCCGTGTCGTCGGGTGCCGTCCAGCCGAAGTACCCCAGCCGGTAGTCCCCGTCACCTTTCTCGATGAAGGTGATGGCCTGGTCTTCGAGAGCGTTGAGGACGACGGACGCCGCATCACCCGCGTTGCTGATCGCCCACGCCTGGAAGCCGACTACGGCGTTACCGGCGTTCTCGGCAGCCTCGTGGGCAGACCAGTTCTTGTGCTGCCTCAGCTCGTCCTCAATGAGCCGGTGAACGGTGAGCGAGCGGCCACCCTCCTCGTTGCTGGCGGCAATCTTGTAGCGGATCTTGTCGCCGTCATCGTTGAGGTGAACGGACGACATCTCCTGCTCACCGTTCGACTCACGAACCGTGCCGGTTTCGAGCCACAGGTCCGGCACCGACTGGGCGAGGACGACGGCCTTCTTCCACGACTCTCGGGCGTAGTCGAGTTTGGTGCTCGTGCCGAGCACTAGACCGATCCGCAGGTAGAACATCCAAAAGAGTGACAGCAGCACCAGCAGTTCCGTCTTGCCGTTCTGCCGGGCCACAAGCACGACGATCTGCCGGAAGCGTGGCCTCCCATCAGGCAGCAGCTCAAGCCCGTGGATGCCCAGCCAGCGCTGCCACGGATCGAGTGGCCTACCCACGATCTCCGAGCAGAACTCATCGAAGGCGAACCCGTGTGACGTCTCGTCGGTGAGCGCGCAACCGCACCCGCAGTCGCCCGGCAGGCCCGTCACCAGGGGCTGCGTGAACTGGCGGGGCAGGGTCGAGCCGACGATCGGGTTACTTGGCTGTGCTGGCGTTACGGAGTCGCTTCTCACGGAGCTGGTCAAGGCGTGTGGCGGCATGTTCGCCACCTCCAGTCTGGCCGATCAGCTTCCGGTCTACCGGGTTGAGACCAAGAGCACCGATCATGGCGATGATCGATGCTTCGAGGTTACGCAACGCCACCCGTTCCAGACGATCCGCAGACTGGAGGGTGGTGAGCCGAAGCATTGACCTCTCATCCATCAGCTCGCACAAGATCGCCACATGCTCCAGGTCGATCACCGAGCTGATCCACGGGGCGGGCATGTTCCAGATCCGCTGCCACATGCGGGTGCCGTCCGGGCCGAGTGGCCGGGGTGGTGTCGGGAACGACTCACGGATGAACGGCGTAACGCTCACTGACGCAACTCCGCCAGCCTGAGCCTTGCCTCGGTCAGGACGTCAACCTTCGGTTGCTCTGCGGCCACCTGGATCACGCGGACGCCAGCCAGCATCAGGTCGGTGGACAGGTTGCGCGCCTTCACCGCCGACCCCAGCCGCCAGCTCAGCGACTGGGTGCTGCCGCGCTCCTCGCACCGCTTGTCGAGAGTGGCCATGTCGGCGGACAGCTCGATCACCGTCAGGTCGGTCTGCCGGTCCAGCGCGAGCAGGAATTTCGTGTTCGCCAGCCGTTGCCCCTCACCCCAAACCTCGGGGCACGTGCGAGCCGACTCTTCCGCCCAGGCCACAGCCTGCGGGTTGACGGACATCCCCAGAGCGTCAGTGCCTGAGAACTTGTCACGCCGGTAACCCAACGACACACCCATGAAACCGGCCTGCCCATAACCGGCTCGCCCGGCCACCCACAGCGGTTCGTAAACCAGCGCCGTCTTGCCTATCGGGCACGGCACCTTGATCGACTCGCGCCGCTCGTACCCGGCCAGCAACCCATCCATCAATGTCGACTTACCCACTCCGGGTGGGCCGATCAGATACACGCTGCGGGTCATGCCCGGCTCCCCAGGTAGGCGTCAGAGATGAGCTTACGGACGGTCGCATCAGCCACCACGTCGATCACGAGGTGAATCCGGTCCACGCCGGTCGGGTTGGCGACGGCGTGCGGCTTGCGGGCGTCCAGGTACCACAACGTCCAAGCGGGCAGGTGATGTGCCGTGGCGTGCCCGTCGAGATCCCAGATCGTCATCCGGATTGCCGGGTCCGTGATCAGGGGCAGATGGAACCGGGCGATCTGCCCGTCCGCCAGGCCCGCTGCCTTATCGGTGATGTCCGTGTGACGTCCGAGCTTCCCGCCCTTCCCGCCACGCCCGGCCATCTTGAGCAGCCGCACCCGTTCCAGCTTCGCGAACCCATGCGTCTTCGCCAGGTGCTCCACGGCGGCCTGCACGACGGGCGTCTTCGCGGCGAGCGACGTCCAGTCGCACCGCAACAGCAGGTCAGTCGGGTGCTTCTCCTTCCACGACTTCGGCATCTCCGATGGCTTCACGCCCTTACGGGGGTCCGGGTAGAACCCCCGCAAGGACACCGCAGACCAAGAGCCGTCCGAGTAGTACGGGAAGTCGTCATCCCAAGACGACACCAACGCCACGTCTTCCATCATCAGCGTCCGGGTCGTGCCGCCGATCAGGTTCTGGCCGACCCTGACGGCGGTGGCCAGGTCATGCGGCCGGTAGTCGATCGCCGGGTACTCGCTCCGGCCCCAGCACGTCTGCACCTCTGATGCGGCGCTGACTCGGTGGAACAGGTGCTGCCGCCCGGCTGCGGCGAGCTGCGTGGCCAGCAGGTGATCCTCGCTGTACGCCATGATTGCGTCGAACTCGCTCAAGTCCGGCAACGGGGCGTTCGGGGTGCGGGTGATGTGCGTGACGACGTTGGCCCCGGCAGGGATCTTGTACTTCCGGCCGGTGAAGTCGTGGCGCAGGCTGTCCCGCGTCAACCGGCGGTGAGCGATGACCACCCGCCCGGACGGCGAGCGGAAGTCAGTCACCAGCTCAGGCTTGCTGCTCAGCTCGCTGAGGGTGGGGGTGGCGAACGCGCCAGCGGCGTACTGCTTCGCGTAGTGCTGCATGAAGTGGGACAGCTCACGGGCACGCCCGTCGGGAATGGTCATTCGGGATCTCCTGGGTGAGAAGCGTGGCAGGGGCACAAGCAGGGCGCGATGCACCACTTGCAGGTCTTGCGGCACTCAAGGTGGAGCTGGTGCCAGCACGCGGTTGACGTGTAGGCGTGGCCCTGGTCGTCGGGGATCTCGCCGGGCGGGATCGGGTACGGGTCGGTCATGGGGTGACGATCCTTCCTGTTCGGGCATACACGGGCATCAGGTTCGGATCGATCCCGGCGGCAATGCCGGAACGCCACGGCTCCGGGATGATCGCGTTGTAAGCGGCAGTCAGCTTGGGCACGTCGGCGACCTCGGCTCGCAGCGCGGCGAGGTGACGCCCCGGGTAGTACCGGCCGTCCCTCATCACGTTGAAGTCGCAGATCACCGTCTCAAAATCCACCCACGCCAGCCTCACCCCTGAATCGGTGAGCATCGCCCGGCACTCGTGGGCGGCACGCTCCAACCACGCCCGGTCCGGTGACGGGTTGTTGTAAATCCGCTGCAAAGACTTGCGAGGGCCAGACGACTCCCACAGGCAGGCGTCCGGAGCGGCGAGCGTCTGCCGCCCCGTCACGTCAACCTTCGACACGAACTCCGTCCACTCGAAACTGGCCTGCCGACCGACACCCCACACCTGACGTGTCTGCGCCAGCATCCTGTTCCAGTTACCGAACGGGTCATGGTGGCGGATCGAGCGAGACAACCACGCCCACTGGCTGTCCCCCGCCAGCAGGTCAACGTAGCTCGCGTACCTCTTGAGCATCCGACCACCGAACAGGTTGCGCCGCTCACGCATGATCGGCAACCCGGCCGCAACCATCTGCCGCTCGGGAGTGTCCCTCGCCCAAGCCGTCGGCGAAGGCCACAGCCCGAACGCCGTCCACGCCGAACCGAAGTCGTCATAAGCGTTGTAGAGCCACAACACCCACAGAGCCTCCTCCCGGGACAGCTCGCCCGTCAGATGCAGGTGCGCAATCAGCTCCGCCCACGGCTCAAGGTCGTGGGACTCCTGCTCGTACCGGGCGAACGCCACGAGGTCAGAGAGGATCTTCCCGCTGATCATCGCCGGGTCAGCCACCGAACTTCAACTTCAACCGCTCATACGTCGCCAGCTCCCACGAGTCGGTGCGGGCCTGCTTGTCGGCCTCATACGCCAACCGGCGAGCCAGCTCCTGCCCCGTCTCCGGTGACACCCACTTGAGCTGCCCGCCGGTCACCGTCACCTCGTCCGGGGACAGATCACGCTCATGACACCAATCAGCCAGATCCGCTACGGTCTGCCCGGTGAACGGGGACCACCTCTGGACGAGTCGGGTCTCATCCTCAGCCATCGCCTTACCTCCCTCAAATCGATGAATTGAACCGGCTGCCCGGGGTGGGGTTATCGACTGCCGCCGCTAGCTCAGCCTCACGCCGAGCTGCGCACCTCGCAGCCCACGAGTCACCAACCGGCCACTTGTCCCGCTCATCTGTCACGACTCACCTTCAATCTGCTCGTCCCGTCACCCCGCAGCACCGCTGCGGCATGTTCCTCCCGTTCCGTCCGCCGACGGCGAGCGTCACCCACCTCAGTCGCGTACGTCGCGCAATCCTTCATCCCACGCAGCGCGTAATAGACAACGGAGTACCGGTACCCGTCCGGCTCGGTGGCCCGCATCGGCGTAACCCCATGCAGGTGTGCCGCACCCGGAAACACCACCACCCACCCGTCACGACACTCAACCGTCAAGTCGTACTCCGGCAGATGCAGGTGCCCAC